CACCGTGACCTTTGCGGTGCCCCGCAAGCCGATCCCTCTAGCAGGGGCGTTCTAGGAGAGACCATGGGCAAGATCAGTGACGACTTCATCAACAACCTGCTGGACGTCGCCTTTGGCAGTGTCGCCAGTGCCTTCCCTGCGACCTACCACATCGGGCTGTCCAGCACCCTGCCCACCAATACCGGGGGAAACATCACGGAGCCTGTGGGCAATGCCTATGCGCGGGTGAGCATCCCCAACAACGACACCAACTGGGGGCCGGCAGATGCCCGTGCCACGACCAACCTGCTCACGGTCACCTTCCCCACCGCTACCCCAGCTGGATGGGGAGACATGACCCACTTCGTGCTCATGGATGCCGCTACTAATGGCGCCATGGTCGCGTGGGGAGCATTGAGCGCCACCTTGACTGTGGGTATTGGTGCCATCCCCACCTTCGACCCCGGCACATTGGTCATCACTGCTCCTGGGACGTAGCCCATGGCCCTTCTCAACTTCGAGAATGATCTGGGCACGCTGAGCCTGTTCTCCGGGCCAGGCACGCTTGCCCTGTCCACGGACTATCCGCGGGCCAGTGCCAACAGCGCCCAGCTCACTACATCAAGCACGAATCCCAATGTCCTGCACGTGGATTATGCCGGGCTGGGCCTGTCCCCGGGCGTCCACATGGTCACCCTGTGGATGATTGCCGTGGGGACCAACTCCGCGCTGGCCTTCGCCAACCTCCCCGGCTTGTACTGGGGCGACTCGTTCATGATCCTCCCTGAGCATGGCTGGCGCGCAGTGCGCATCCCGATGTGGATCGCCGATCCAAGCACCTACTTCCTCGACCTTCAAGTGACGATGAGCCCCGGCGCAGCCCTGCATATCGGCGCCATCCTCATCGAGCCTCTTGCCGACTACGGGCTGGATGCGGAGTCGGGAGACAAGGACTGGACGTACGTGGGCGTCTCCACTGACTACGCCCATACGGGCACGCACTCGTACGTCCCTAACAACGCCTTCCCAGTTCCCGAGGTGGAGTTCTGGTCGTTCCCGGGCATGACCACGACAGTGGGGGTATGGGCGTACGTGCCCTCAGGAGGCACTACCGAGGCCCGTCTGGTCATGAACCCCTACGACTGGTCAGGGGCATCCCCGTGGGTGACGAACACCCTCATCGACACGTGGGAGTACATGGAACTGTCCTTGGGGCCAAGCCACACGCTGGTGGACACCGGGGGCTTCCTGACCTTCGGTAGGGCAGGAAGCAACACCATCTACTTCGACGACGTCTCCGTCTCTTACTCCGGGACGCTGTCGAGCACGTACGTGGACCAGACCTTCGAGGTCTCGCCCTTGGGCGCGAACGTCAACGACGACGTTGTCCTGAACTCGATGTTCTATATCAACTGGTACGGCCCGCGGGTCATCACTGAGATCGTGGACACGATCGTCCAGAGCGGGTCGCAGTCCTTGCTCGTCACCCTTCCCGCAGACCCGACTCCCGCAGGTCCGGGCTATGGCTACTCTCCGTATCTCTCCTTCTATCCCAACGGCAGGGTGATCCCCGGACAGGAGGACATCACCTACACAGCCACCGTCTACGTCCCCTCGGGCAACTCCCCGGTCACGTTCGGCGTCTATGACGAGACCGATTCGGAATCGTGGACCCGCATCTCCTCAGTGACCACCACGGCATTCGACACATGGCAGGACCTGACCATCACGCTGTCTGCAGCCGATTTCGGGTTATCCAATTTGGACGGCATCTTCATGGCCTCGGACACGGTCGAGGGGACGCAGTTCTACCTCGATCGCATCACTGCAGGGATGAAGGTCGGCGACTCCAGTGGCGTCCAGATCCCTATCGAGGTGACGGGATCAGCACGGTTGCTGGGACCCGTGTATTCCACGGGAAGTCTGAGCGTGCCCGTGGAGCTGACAGGCTCTGCACACCTAGCGGGCATCAACTACGCCTCGGGCACGATCTCGATGCCCATCGACGTGGATACCTCGGGTGGCTCCCTGGTCGTCTCTGGGGAAGTCAATGTGGCCATGGATGTGCGTGGGTATGCCCGCGTGCGAGTCAAGCTGCCGTCCAAGCCTCTGCCGGCGCCTCCTGAGGCAGCAGGGAACTTTCCGATGCCCCAGAGCGGTGGACTGACCATCAGGGCCCTGGCAGGCAAGACTGTGACCATGAACACCCCGGTGATCGTCGATGGGAAGCCCACATGACCTGGGGCTACAGTGAGACCACAGGCGAGTTCGGCATCTTCGCTGTGTGGGTGTGGGACAGCTGGATCGAGGTCGAAGGATCCAACGTCGGCGTGCCCATCGACATCGACGTGACCTACTTTCGCGACATGCCCGTGCAGATCAACAGCCTGGACTATGCCGATCCCTTCGGCCCTACCACAGCAACCCTGACCTTCTCAGGGGTGACGGGCTTCGACTCGAGGACATCGATCCCCTGGCTCAAGCCCTTCACCAACGTGGATGTCTACTACCTACCCTGCACGACCAGCTCTTGGCGTGCGGGTGAGAGCACCGTCCTCAACCCCCTGACCAACAACTCCTACCTGTACGTGCATGAGTACGACCAGTCGGGCATGCGCATCCCTGCTATCTGGGAGGGGTTCATCAACAACATCGACCCCACGCCCACCGAGACGCAGATCACCTGCCAAGGGGCGCTGTTCCAGCTCGACCACTTCTACTCCAAGCCCCTGAACCCCCTGCGACCCAAGCGGGTGGAGGAACTCATCGGCCGGTACTTCGACCCTGCCAGGAGGGGCATCTGGACCAAGCCGCTGATCGTGGACAGGGACAGGTTCACCCGGACCTACACCCAGTGGGACCACGATCGCCTGTGGGCGCAGGGCGGGGTGCGGTTCACGCCCACCTCGAGCGACAACGACATCTGGCTCATCCCCCTGACGGGCTCAGACGACCATGAGATGCACAAGTTCACCCCGTGGACGACATGGCTGACCCGCTCCACAGGGACATGGGACAAGGCCCTGACCGGCTACATCCAGTCGCAGCTGGCGACCATGTACGCGATGCCAGACTCAGCCCTGCGCACAGGCGAGCCCTCCTCGGGCACGGACATCACCAATGGGGACCAGTGGACGATCACCTGTGACCCTGGCCGGCAGCCGCGGCTGTACCTGCGCCGGCAAGCCGATCCGCCCACGCTGGTGGCGTCCTATGGAGGCTTTGGCGTGGATGCCCGGCTCACTGAGGATGGCGGGCTGTCTTACAACGTCGTCTTCGCTCAGGGCATAGGCCCAGACGGGATCAGTTGGAACGGCATGCTGCCGCTGGGGGACGCTGCCTTCCTCACATGGGAGCCGTTGTGGCCCCTGCCGGCCGATGACAGCCTCTACGTGGGGTGGGAGCGGAACAACAACCTGCTGGAGAACTACGACGGCTACGCGGCCTACAGGGACCGCTCCGAGGGCAACCAGGTGATCGAGCGCTACATCGCTGACTTCCCCTCAGGGATTGGCCCTGACGAGGGGCTGCAGATCGCCCGCATGTGGGCCGAGCGCGATGCTGAGCCGGGCTGGTCAGGGAGCATCACCCTCAGCGTGGACCTGAAGACTCCAGCTGGGGCCACCGTGAGCAAGTGGAGCATCAAGCCAGGGGACGTGATCCATCTGGTGGGCTTTGGCGGCGAGACGGATGTAGTGCAAGGAGTCAACAAGTTCCACGTCTCGCAGGTCACCAAGAGTCCTCAGGACGGCACAGTCAGCCTCACCGTGGACACCAAATACCGCGACCTGCTGACGATCGAGCACGCCATCGCCTCAGGTAAGGACACCCTGAGCGTGGTGCGGGCCAATCGCACCGGGCAGATGATGAACCAGATCCAGGACCTTGCCGCCCCGTGGAGCGCCAACAAGGGCGCGGGAGTGATGCCCACATCTAGCCACGAGAGCTGGACCAAGTCCGAGGTCTTCCCCTACACGGACTTCACCACCACCGAAGGTAACCGCCCCAAGGACCTATTCAAGCCCGCCTTCCGCAATGCCGGCCATGGCTTCTCCACCAGCGAGAGTTGGACCTCCACCGACCCGCGTAAGCGCGTGGTCAAGTTCATCGAGACTCCGCACAACGCCGATCAGCCGAGCAAGGTGCTCTCCCTGCAGAACACCCTGGCTGATCCTGACGGCCTGTCCAAGGGCAAGGGGCTGTACGTCCCTATCCAGGCAGGAGCGGCGGACAAGACTCGCAGGTGGGCCTTCTTCCCCCTCCTGCTGTCCAATGCGGGCAGCATCTATCGCACCGAGTTCGCCATGTACGACAAGAACGGTGCCCTCGCGCCTGTGGAGTACTCAGTGACCATGTACTCGGCGAGCACGGATCAGTCGGGCATGCCCATGGACGGCGCCAACGATCCCGATGGGACCTTCTCCGCGCTGTGGGACGGCGCCTTTGAGAAGGTGCGCAGGAGTGGCCAGCCATGGCCGGAAACAGAGGCGGCCTGGCACTGGGGCAATGACACCCAGCAGATCGGCTGGGGCACCTATGACCGCCCCTGTGGCTATTCCCCAGGCACCAAGGACTTCGCCGACGTGGCACCCACCGGGATGATGGTGGACGGGGCCACATGGGAGTTCTCCATGAACGACAACACGGAATGGAGCAAGGTCTACCGGACAGCTCCCGGGGATGTGGGCTACACGCCCCCGACGCCTACCGCACTGAGCTACTGGGTGGCCGTCTACGTGCAGATCCCCGGCAAAGAGGCGCATGGGGTGGGCGACCCTGAGGACACCACAGGCCTGAACTGGGTCTACTTCCGAGGCAGGTGCTTCAGGGCGGTCAACATCGGGTCGGGTTCCTGATGGCTGGAGTGGTCATCGTCGGCTACACGCAGATCGACATCCCTGCCGAGACGACAGCCCTGTCTGTACCGCTGCCTGCTGGGTCACAGGTAGGAGACTCCTGCTGGGTGTGGGAAGTAGCCACGGACGATGCTCGGTTCATACCTGGAGATCCGCTGTCTCGCGGGTCACTGAGCAGCCTTGATGATGTGAGCATCGTCTCGGCATCTGAGGCCTATCCTCATCGAGGACTGCTCGTCGTCCTGCGCAACTTCGGCGGGTCGTGGGGAACAGGGGGCGGTGACTTCCGCGTCTATGGGCCTATCCCCAACCGCATGTTCCAGTTCGTTGACGACGTGGGCAACGACATCCCCTACTCCACCTCCGATCAGGCGTTCGCCTTCGTCAAGACCGAGAGCTGGCCCATGTACGGCGAGCCGATGTCTGCGCAGGCACCTAACTGGACGCTGGAATACGAGAGCGAGTACGGGATAGTCGGGGAAGCCGACACTGACCTGCACGGTCTCCTGCGCCTCTACAGCGTCACTGGCACGCCACCGCTGCCTGACCTGTCGGAGGTCTTCACCAATCCTGAGCCCAATGTCGGTGCTCTGCGCATGTGGAACGTCGAGGCCATCAGCCCTCCGACGCAATGGCCCGAAGGTCATGGGCCCATTCCTCCCTGCAAGCAGGAGGAGCGGGAACTCGCGACGATAGGTTCAGCGTTCACTGGCTTTCTCGGCCCGATTGCCGAGGACAAGGCCGTCCTCCTACTGGAGGGCGACAGCATCCTGATCAAGATCCTCGACTCCCGCAGCGGGACGGCCACCATCGTGGACGGCATTGATGATGAGGACGGCAGCATCATGACCTACGGCTTCCGCTCGGCCTACGCCAACGGCGTGGTCGCCGTCTTCACGGGGCAGAACGAATGACGTGGACCGGGTGGCACGCCACCTTCATCAGAAACGGGGATATCAAGCGCTTCCACTACTGGAACACGCCCTACGACTTCACTGATCTGATCGGTGCCAATCTCGTCAGCCATATGCAGCTGGTACTCAGTGCTGACGGGGAGGAGGCGATCATCTCCTCCACCGATAGCAGCCCCAAGGTTCAGGCCATCTCCACCACTACAGGAGAGACCCTGTGGTCGCACGATGTCTACCCCGTCGATAACCAAAATCGCTCGGGGGAACTGATCGGCTCTCCTCGCGCTGGGCGCTACCTGTGGCGGGACACGCAGTGGAATGGCCAGAACGACTCAAGCTACTGGAACTACACCACAGGCTATTTCGGGGACTTCACTATCGACCCCGCTTCTGCCTCGGTAGACCGTACGGATATCACCGTATGGGCAGGGTGGCAGTCCGACGCCTACCCCTACGACCCGAGAACGTCCTACGACAATGGCGTGCTGATCGAGACCGACTGGAGCGGGAACATCGACACCCTGACGGGGTTCTATGGAAACCTCGCCTACGGAGCAAATCAGGTGAGCACCTACCCGCCGTGGCAGGAGTACAACTCCCAGATCAACACCACGGGAATAGCCATCACCACTCCCCCGCAGACGGGCGCGCACGCGAACCTGTCCATCACCGGGCAGTACTCCTCGAAGTGGAGCATCCAAGGCGCGATGATGACCGTCTACTTCACTCCGCTGGGCACGGCTGATTCATCTGTGATCGAGCTGCGTGACGAGACCGGAGCCGTGCTGGACACCATCACCAACGACCATGCCAGCGACAACCTCCAGTGGGTGGCCCTGCAACCGGGGATGAACGCCTATGCAAGGTTCGGCTCAGGTGGAGGAGGAGGACCGGGATGACCAGCGTCTTCTACCGCGTACTGATGACCAGTAGCGCTGACACCTTGCAGTGGGTGGACGTCGAGCAGGAGATCGTCACCGATTGGCCTGACACCATCGCGGGCATCGCTGTGTCGGCGTGGGACGGAATGCTCGGGGTGTCCTTCCTCCCCGGTGGAGGGCAGTCGGGATGACCTACTCCATCTACTGGATCAACCCCGTCGCCATGGTCTATACCCAGTCCGATCTGGAGAAGAACGAGCAGGACATCTACAACCAGTCCTTCCACTCACCTTCTGAGTCCTCCATCGTCACGGCGGGCTGGGGAGCCACGATGGTCGTAGAGGGCTACGGCGTGCGGGTGTGGCGATGCAAGAGGGCTCAGGTCACCTATCTGCGGATGTCCCAGCGCAACGACGCCCAGGGCTACACCCAGCCCCACGCACGCATGCAGCTGAACGAGAACCGCTCCTCAGCTGCCACGACAGGGTTGCGGATCTTTGGTCAGGGAGGAAACGCCACGGACCCTCCTGCTGTGTAGACGCTCGTAGGAGACTGGAGAGTGAGAGGAGTGCCCATGTTGAAGAAGCAGTTCTGGCTCGATGTCCTAGAGCGCGCCGTCAAGACCGCCGCTCAGTTCGGCCTGTTCGCTCTGGGGACCACTACCTTCACCAAGGTCGGTGAGGTCGTCAACACGGGGGCTGCCGTAGGACTGGCCCTGCTCTTCGGGGCAGTGCTATCCGTGTTGACCTCGCTCGCCTCGTACAACATCGGCACCAAGGGCACTGCGTCCATGCTTCCGCAGGCCCCCAATGCCTGAGCAACTCGAACTGCCCTTCGATGAAGAGGAGGAGTGACATGCCCACGTCGCTCAATGGTTGGCCCGTACTGACGAACAGCTCGACCCTGCTGAGGACCGGCCTTGTGCCCAAGACCACCCGAAAGATCAGGATGCACCGGGATGTTCTCCCGCTGTTCCTTGCGCTGGCCTTCGACTACGACGAGTGGATCGCCCGCATCGACGTCGGACCGCTGGATGACGCCGGCTACGCGTACCGCCAGGCGAACGCCGCCAACGGCTGGAGCAACCACGCTTCCGGGACGGCTCTGGACCTCAACTGGTCCAAGGAGGGCGCGCAGAGGGCCTCCAACCGTGCCTTTTGGGCCAAGAACGACATCCGCCTGCACACCACCCAGATCAAGCGGATCTACCACGTGGTGGACTGGGGCGGTGACTGGAGCGCCAAGTTCTGGGACCCGATGCACTGGGAGATCGCTCCCGGCGTCACCAAGCTGCACGTCGTCCAGCAGATCCACAAGCTGGGGATCGACGCCAAGGGTGTGCGGTACAACAACTGGGACGGTGTCCCGCTGGCTGAGCCTCGAGGTGCGTGATGACTGCTACGACCGTCCGGACCACCGGAGCAGCTGAGGGTGCCCTTACCCACATGACTGCCCGGCGCAAGCACTTCAAGCCGGGGATGATGGCCCGCATCATGATGATGGCCGACCAGAACCGCTACCGCCGCGGCCGGATCGACTTCGTCATCAACCAGGACCAGCTCTACATCGTCATCGACGGCACCTCGGTGCTGAGCGCGCGTGTCCCGCACAAGAACGTCTTCCGCGAGCAGGGGGCGGGGTGAAAGACGCCTTCGGGGTTTCACAACGAACGGTGGTGGGCTTTGTGACACTTCCGGCAGAGCCACTCGACATCCAAGGGGCGTGAGTAGTCATGGTGGTGACCTTCCACGGCCTTGACCGATCCACATCGGGTGCAGGGCTTCTTAACTACCAGACCACGTCTGAGGTAGACGTTCAAGTAGGAGCGGGCCGCATCTTTGATTTTCTCCTCGTCCGACAGCGCTGCGTGGCCACCCCTCTGGGCTCTCCACTCGCGCATGTAGGCGTTGGCGCAGTCCCGGCAATACCGCTGCCCGGGCATGGGATTGTTAGGGCATCTGCTGCATGTTTCACGCATGAAACAAGGATAGTCTGATGAAGGACGCTTTTGGAGTGGAAACCATCTCCAAGATCATCGTCAAGGAGGGTGGCGGCTACGTCGTGCGCTCGGAGGACGGCAGCAAGCGCCTGAGCAAGCCGGCCAGCAAGGCGGCCGCGGTCAAGCG